AAACCAAAGCGACTCAGGAGGGACTTGAACCCCCGACCAACTGCTTAGAAGGCAGATGCTCTATCCAACTGAGCTACTGAGTCATTTGAATACCCACATATTATAAGGGATGTGGGGAACCTTGTCAAGGCGTCTTCCTATTTAACCAATGTTTTTTGAACTGGACCAAATCCATTGGTCTTATTAATGTACTTTTGATAATAGTCTGCACCACCACGAATAAAATTAATGGAAGTGATAAAAGCAATTATAACCATTATCTTGTTAATTGTTTTGAAGTTAGATTCAATTTTTTTATCAAGATGTATTCTTTCAAGAATACTTTGTTGATGTATACGTGGCAATCTCAAAGAATAACTTTCTTTTTGAGAATAGTTCCATACACTATTTAAAATAGTATAATTTGCCAATTTTCCTGCAGAATCATCATTAAGTCTTTCACAAATAAATGGAATACCTGGAATTAAATGACCTATGCTTAAATCTATTAAAATAGGAATATCTGTATTTGTAGTTACACACACTACATGACTATTCATTTCATTTACATCTTCGTGAGCCTGACCTGAATGGCCCACCAAATGCAATGATGGAGGATTATTATTAATTACTGTAAGAGTACACTCTACCAGTTTAGATTCAATTCCTTGCAATGCTAATAGATTATACATCATATCAGACATTGCATAACAATATCCTTCTCCTCTTTGGACAACTCCACAATTCCAAAGGTCTTTAATGACTAACATTACTTTTTCATACTCTTTGGACTGCGTTAATTCTTTATCGTCAGATCCAAATCTAATTTCATCATTATTCATAAGTGAAAATTTTTTCATATTATCCATATTATATATGGGGGAGAAATTAATTGCAATTTCTCCCACCTATTCTATTGTTTACACTTCTACCGTGATCAGTCGGTTAGCATACTCATGTGCATAATGTGTACGAGCACCATGGATGCCCCAACCAATCCAACTGTACGCATAGTTCATGTAACGATTGATAGACTTACCAGGAGTCTTCATACTATTTTCAATTCGTTTCCATTGAACTTCATTTGTTAGATAACGAAGTTGCGTAGGAAGTTCTGATGGTTTACCACCATACTTCTTAGCAAAATCACCCAATCCATAATATCTACCGGCAGATGTCCATTGAATCAGTCCGTAACCACGACCGCAGTTACTCCAACTGGTTCTCCAACCACCTTCGCAAATATTAGGCACGAATCCAGATTCCTGCTTAATATTGCCCATGATGGTTGCAAGGGCGTTTCTGTCTTTAACACCATGATCCTGAAAATATGCCAGGGTCATATTTTCATGTTCATTACACCCTTTACAAATTAGCCTTATCTCTTTTGGCTTTTCGGGAGCAACCTCTTTGGTCGCTGTCTTCTCATCTACAGGATTGTAATCTTTAATCAGATCAATAACTGGAGGAGGTCCAGCCATCTTGTAGTTGACGAATGGCAGTGTTGCCGCATTGGTTGTAACCGTTGCCACAAGAGGCAGGGCTACTGTAAAGAAATTTTGCATTAATACGTTTTGAACTCTACATCCGAATAGAAAGGGGGTACACCCAACTTCTCAGTGGGCACTTTCCTCGGCTCTAATGTCACTTCAAATTCTCATAATAAAAGACCCACCATAAAGTGGGTCTACATTATAAGTGACTATTTATTTTATTTTAAATTCCCCGAATTGTCAAATGTGTTGGGGGGAAAATATCATTAGATGATAACCTAATACAAGTAGTACTATTTTGGTTTGTACTTTTATTTTCATATATGTTAAAAAGTTCAAATCTACAGGAAGAAATTTTTTCCTTAACTTCATCTGGATATTTGCTCCAGGAAATCAAAGATTTTAAATTTTTTCCAGAATTTAGATTTATAATAAAATCTTTTAACATGGAATATGATGGATAATAAGTAGGAGCGGAATCTATGAATATCATACTATTTTCAGACATATATGGAAGATATTCTGCAAATAATTTAGTTATTGCAACTGGACCATGTTTATAGTCTGAAAATAGAATATCAATACTGTTTCTATCAAAATTTGGAAGAACATTAGTATTAAAATCTTCAATGGAAGATAAATTAAACGAAATAAATGGATTTAAATCGTACTCTTCAAAAATAGAAGAGATATATTCTCCATATGAATTGTAAGAAGACTCTGCATCTAGATACAAAGTTTCTTGAATTCCCTTCCAATCTGCACCATTATCTACAGTATGAAGTATACCCCCATTACTATTTTCTTTAAGAGCAGAACCCATCCATAAAGAAGTAACCCCCAAACCAGTACCAAATTCAACGCACACTAAAGGATTCAACATTTTTACCCAAGAGTATAAATGAATTGAAAGATCTTCAGTACCGTAAAAATGAGATATCTTATCGGTATAGGATTTTAATTTATCAAAACTTATATTACTCATTTACTAACATCGTTTCTCGGAATTCTTCATAAAATGCACAAGCATCCAGGTAATTTCCAACCTCGGCAAGATAATGAAGCCGGTCAATAATACTATCCTTTAGATTTTCAACATTGTCAATCAGCTGATTTTCCATGAAAGTAATCCTTCCTGTAGTAACGACCAAGAACATTGCTATTGTAGTATCTTGGTTCCCCGTTGTCAAGGGATTCGGTCAGGACATTGTTGACGAACAACTGACGAGTCTCTTCGTAATTGGTTTTACCCACAGTATCGTGTAAGGATATTATTGTTCTTTTAAACTTATCTTTCCCGAACTTTTTTACATCTTCTTTGAGTTCTGGGCAAGATCCGTAATACTTTTTCCAATCAGACTCTGATTTACTTCTTCTATTAGCTCCCTTCTTCTTGCGGAAACTCCAGAAATATTTTCTACCAATATATGACCTACCAGTTGGAATGCAGTGAATATGATAAACAAAACCAAAATGATCTTGAATATGATCAGACTCAAAAATTTCCCCATTGTAGAGCCAAGGGTTCTCATAACTCATGAAGCTCTTTAAATATCAGAGCCTTATTTATCCTTTGAACCCTGGCAGAGTTATTGTACCCATAAAAAAAGAGTCCGTCAAGCGGACTCTTGAAATTATTTCAGATCGTATCAGCGACCCATTTGTTTCGCGTACCACTTCTCAAACTCTTCTCTACGCTTGTCACCTCTTGGTGGCATAGGAGTCTTTTCACCACGGACTTTTCCGTACTTCTTTTCGTTCTCTTTCTCGGACTCTTCTTCATGCTTTTCTGGATTCTCACGAGCTGCTTGAGCTTCATAGAATGCTTGCATTTTCTTATTAAGAGCGGAGATATGTTTAATATCTACACCTTCTTTTTTCATGGACTTTTTCTTCTCTTCTTCGCGTTCTTGCGCTTCAGAGTACTTATTGTGTCCATAGATTTCTCTTTCTGCAGCCTTCTCTGCCTCATCACCGGCTTTTTTACCATGTTTCTTTACGATACGCTCTTTGGTTTTGTCTGCCTTGGCAGATTGTTCAGTGTCATCCATTTCAAAGGCACTTGTTGCTCTACTAGCAAATGCTTTGGTTGCAAGTTCTTTAGAGATTTCGTTAATAATGGATTGTCTCCACTCTTCACTCATGTTTGCCATCATTACGATTGCATTCTCTTCGGTCTCTGCGTAACCTTCATCTAGAAGGTGTCCTTTGACGAGATCAAAGATATCAACACCCTGATTGAGCATTCTCTCTCTTGCACCACCAGCAGGGCCACCTGCTTTGAGTGCTTGTGCTCTTGCACTCATTTGTGGTTTTGGTGCAGGAGCTTTTACTGATTTGTCACTAATCATATCACTAGTAACATTGGCGCCCTTTTGTCTCATTTGAGATGCTTGTTGCATTCTCTCAATACTCTTGTCCTTTAGAAGAGGATTTGGAGTCTTTGGTTTGATTGACTCTGGGCCAGCAGCTTTAGTTCCTGGTGCTGGTTTTGCAGGTGCTGCAGGTTTTGCTGCAGCAGGAGCTGGAGCAGGTTTTGCTGCAGCAGGAGCTGGAGCAGGTTTTGCTGCAGCAGGAGCTGGAGCAGGTTTTGCTGCAGGAGCTGGGGCAGGTTTTGCTGCAGGAGCTGGGGCAGGTTTTGCTGCTCTCGTTGCTGACATTCCCCTTTGCTGAATCTGTTGTCTGTTTAGACCACTTTTTGCTGCTGCATCTCCACCACCTGCTCTGTATGCAGCATCTCCTCCTCTACCCTTATCTGCTGCAA